TCAGCAGCCTTGCTGGCACAACCAACGTCGGAACGCGCATCTACAGAAGCCGTGTGGTGCCGTTGCAGCGTGGTGAGAGCCCTGCATTGGTTGTTGAGGCGATTAGCGATACGCCTGAGCAAAACACTAGCCTTCCAACTCTGGACTGGTCGCTCACTGTGCGTGTGTCTGTGATCGTGCGAGGCGATAAGCCTGATGAAGTTGCAGACCCGATTGTTGAGAGCCTGCACAGCAAAATCATGGCCGACCTTACTCTGGGCGGCTACGCAATCGACGTGCAGCCAGGAACGACAACCTTTGAGATGGTTGACGCTGATCAGCCAGCTGGTGTGATTGGTGTTGAGTATCTAGTGCGCTATCGCACTAGGCTTGCTGATCTCACACAGGGACCTTGATTACAATGGAGGACGTAAACCTTGGAAAAGGCGGAACTTATCTGCTGGATCCAAAAACCGGGGAAAGGAAGCTGCTCCAGCGGACTCAGCCGGCTCAACCTGACACCACTAGCACTGAGGTTGTAACCGATGGCACTGAGGACGAGTCAACGCCTTCTTTTGGCGAAGATTGAAAGCAGCTACGGAACGGATCCAACTCCAACAGGTTCTGCAAACGCGGTGCTTGTTCGCAGCCTTGAGATCAGCCCTTTTCAGTCTGACGCTGTTGAGCGTGAGCTGATTCGCGGTTATATGGGCAACTATGAAGTGCTTCACGCTAACCAGCGTGTTGAGGTCACTTTTGAAGTTGAGATGGTCGGCTCTGGTACTGCCGGCACCGCCCCTGCTTTTGGTCCGCTGCTGAAAGCCTGCGGCAACAGCGAAACGATCGTGGCCAGCACCTCGGTCACTTATGCCCCGGTGAGCAGCAGCTTTGACTCTGTCACCATCTACTTTTTCCAAGATGGCGTTCGCCAGAAGGTGACTGGCGCTCGCGGTTCGTTCTCTATCTCTGCAGAGATCGGCCAAATTCCCACCATCAGCTTCACGATGGTTGGCATCTATAACGAGCCGACAGACGTTGCAAACGCAACGCCGACGTATCAGAACCAAGCCAAGCCGGTGCTGTTCAAGAATGGCAACACCACCAGCCAGCAGCTGTTTAGCTATGCCGGCGCGGTGCAGTCGTTCAGCTTCGATCAGAACAATCAGAGCGTCTACCGCGAGTTGGTTGGTGGCACCAAGGAAGTGCTAATCACTGATCGTCGCCCTGGCGGCAGCATCGTTCTGGAGGCCGTCACGATGGCAACCAAGAACTATTTCACCAGCATCACTGGCTCTGCCACTGGCAATAACACGTTCCAGCATGGTCAAACTGCTGGCAACATCTTTACTTTCAGCGCACCTCAGACTGATTTGTCTGCTGTTAGCTACTCAGATTCTGACGGCGTTCAGATGCTGAACTTTGACTACACAGCAACCCCGACAACATCGGGAAATGATGAGTACAGCCTGGCACTTACATAGTGCGCTAGTTTTGGGATGAATTTTTCCTTTTATGGGATTCGTCCTTAAAAAGTCCAACACCTACAAGTGGCCCGTTTCTGTGGATGTCCCCGTTGATGGGGGCAAACACGAGCGGGTCACTTTTGATGTTGAGTTCAGAGACTTGACGCAAAGCCGTCTGCTGGAGATCGCTGAACTGAGCGGTGAAGGCAACCTTTCTGATGTTGAGATTGCTCGCGAGGTGATGTCAGGTTGGGCAGGCGTTGAGGATGAGGACGGCAAGGAACTGCCTTACAGCATCACCAAACGTGACGAGCTGCTCGACGTGCCAATGATGGCCAGCGCGATTGCTGGCGCTTACTTGGAGAGCAAGCAGGGAGCCAAGAGAAAAAACTAGAGGAGGCCGTTGAGTATTTATTCAGCGGCCCTGATGACAAGTCAGAGCTAATGGCTGATGCCAAGGCGTTTGGCTTGGCATTGCCTGAACCTGATGCGCCTGAGCATTTTGAGGTGTGGCCCGATAACTGGCCTCCCGTTGAGATGTTCTTGCGTTGCCAGACGCAATGGCGCACAACGTCTGCAGGCGTTTGCGGCCTGGACTATTCAGCTGTTGAATGGCTGTTTAGACTGTATAAAGTCGAGGATCAGCCGGCAGTGCTTGAAGACTTGCAAGTCATGGAGGCTGCGGCGGTCAAGATCCTGAATAAGGAGAAAGGCTGATGCAGAAGTCAGTCTTTCAAATGCTTCTGGACGTTAAGGCCAGGGGCGCAAACAACATTAGAAAGCTGGGCAACAGCCTGCAAGGTGTGCAGGGGCAAGCCAAGAATTTGGCTATGTCTTTTAACAGCATGGTTGGCCCTTTGGCCGCCATCGCTGGCATTGCTGGGGGTGCTGCATTAACGCGCGGGATATTTGGGTCAACAGCACAGCTGCAGTCACAGGCGAAATCACTTGAGGTTCTGACCGGAAGCGCAGAAACAACAGCAGAGATCCTCAAAGAGATTCGCGCTTTTGGGGCTGCAACGCCATTTCAAGTTAAAGATCTAATTGATGTCACCAAAAAGCTCAAGGCATTTGGTATTCAGACTGATGACCTCGTCGAGACAACACGCCGCTTAGGCGATGTTGCTGGTGCAACAGGCGCTGACCTTGATGGCATCGCCACTGCGTTTGGCCAGATCCGAGCAAAAGGAAAGTTTGCTCAAGAGGAAAACCTGCAACTGCTTGAGCGTGGAGTTGACTTAACGACTGAGCTGCAAAAGATGTACGGCTTGTCTGGGGACGAGCTGGCCAAGGCTATGAGCAAAGGCCAAATCAGCTTTGAGGCTGCAAATGTTGCGCTGAGAAGGCTGACTAATGAGGGCGGCGAGTATTTTGGCGGTGCTGTCTCTCAGTCAGAGACTCTGAACGGCAAGCTGTCAACGATGTTGGACGCTTTTAATAATTTAGGGATCAATATCGGGACAGTGCTAGAGCCAGCGTTTAAGGGGTTCTTGGACACAACAATTAGAGTCGTGACAGTTATAAATAGTATGTTTACAGAAGAGAACATTAAAAAGGCTCAAGAATTTATAGGCACGCTTCTCAACAATCTTCCAAACGTTCTAAATATAACTAAGACTTTGCTTAAGGTTACTGCTGCTTATGCAGGCGTGTTGGTGGGCATCACTGCCGGCAAATTCTTTACGGTTTTGCTTGGGAACATGGCGTTACTGAGAAAAGTAACTAGAGAATTGCTCAACCTTGAGAAGATCAAGTTAGGCGTAATGAAGGCGCAGGCGGTGTTACAAGCTGCAATGTCAGGTGCTATCAAAATTAAGGGAACGCCTTTATTGTCAGTGCTGCTTGCTGGTGGAACTGGTGTTGCGGCTTTCGCAGGACTAAACACTTTAGTTGACAATATTGTCAAGACGATTCAAGACAAATTCAACGACGCAGCTGGGAGCGTTGATTTAACGGCTTTGCTGGGTGGAGACTTGACTATCCCACCATTGCAGTTGGCTACTGGCGGCACTGCTGGCACTGCTGGCACATCTCAAGAAAAGATCGGCACGCGCTTAGGGATGCAGGTGTTCGCACAAGCGCAGTCGGCTAAAGATCTTGTTGAATCAAGGCGTCAAGAAATTCAATTCCTTGAGCTATCACTTACTAAAGGTAAGGAGTTTGCAGAAGTGACAAGAGAGGTCACTGATTTGGTAAATAAAGGTGTTCCTTTTTCTGAAGCTTTTCAGCTTGTAGAAGCAAGGGAAAATGTTCGCAAGCTGCTGGAAGCGCAAGACGACGCAAATCGAAAAGCTGAGCAGCAGGCAAACACCCTCAAAGATCTCTACAAGTCGATTGGTGACACGATTGAAAACAACGTTGTGTCGGCTATCGAAGGTTTAATTGATGGCACTAAGTCGCTTGGAGAGTCGTTGTCTGGCCTTTTGCGTCAACTGGGCGGAATGTTTTTGCGTCAGGGCGTCGGCAGCATCTTTGATCAAATTTTCCCCAGCGCCAAGGGCAACGTGTTCGCTCAAAACGGCATCGTGCCTTATGCCAAGGGCGGTTACATCGGCAGGCCAACAATGGCGCTTATGGGTGAGCAGGGCCCAGAAGCCGTGCTCCCTTTACGCCGTGGCCGTGGTGGTCGCCTTGGTGTTGAGGCATCAGGCGGTGGCGTGGGTAACGTAGTTGTGAACGTTGATGCATCTGGCACCCAGGTTCAAGGCAACCAAGCAAATGCCAACCAACTGGGCAAGGCGATTGGCGCAGCTGTTCAGGCTGAGCTAATCAAGCAGAGACGA